AGGCTTATTAGAGCCTAAACAGGCTATGCCTGAACCTACCCCGCAGGGGGGAGGCGAAGCCGACGCACAGTTACCTACTTGATGTAACTGTGCTAGGTGACACCAATTAACCCAAAAAAGGAAAAAAATGGAAAAACCTCAAATTCCATGGTGGGAAAATCCCAACTGGTTTAATGAAACATTAAGAATTATTCAATCAAAAGGTTTTGAAATACTAACGGAGTTAAAAAATGAAGATTTTGAAAAGAAAACCAGTTAATAAACGTGCGTCAGCACGCAAATTCCGTAATCACGCAAAGCGTACTAAAGCCCCTAATATGGCTAAAGCTCCACAGCGTGGAGGCTGGAGGCTCTAAGAAAGCTCCAGAGCCAACCTCACATGGCTTGTTATCATCCTATTACTGCCTATAAAACGGCAGATGGTTCTGTTGTATTCCATGAAAAGGCATACTTCAATATCATCAAAACATTATCTTTACCCTGCAACCAATGTATTGGGTGCAGGCTAGAAAGGTCACGTCAGTGGGCTATGCGTTGTATGCATGAAGCCCAACTGCATGAAGAAAATTGTTTTATAACCCTCACTTATAACAAGGAGCATCTCCCTTATGCAGAAAGCCTCAATCATGAGCATTTTAAGCTCTTCATCAAACGATTACGCAAAAAGCTTGCACCTAAACGCATACGTTTTTACATGGCTGGTGAATATGGCACAAAAGGCGGACGCCCTCATTACCATGCTGCCATCTTCGGATGGCGTCCGAATGACCTCTACGAACCGAGAAAAACAAAGGCTGGTAGTCTCATTTATCAATCCAAAGTCCTTGAAGATTGTTGGAGAATTAGAAATAAAAATACCGGAGAATATGAGTCCATCGGACTCTCAAGCGTTGGAGAACTTACGTTCGAATCTGCTGCTTACATCGCACGATACATATGTACAAAAGTAACTGGTAAAGGCGAAGCCTATAAGTATCATAATTGTTATACTGATATACAAACAGGCGAAATTGTTAAAAGAGTACCTGAATATAATAAAATGTCTTTAAAATCAATAACTGGTATAAAAGGTATGCCAGGCGGTATTGCTGCCGATTGGTATTTAAAATATAAAACTGATGTATACCCACATGACTATGTTGTAGTTAGAGGTATGAAAATGAAACCTCCTAAGTATTACGATAAAATATTAAAAAAACAAGATTTCGAACTATTTGAAGAAATTACATATCAAAGAGAAAAGTCTGCTAAAATTAATTATCTAGATAACACGCCTGAGCGATTAGCTGTAAAAGAGCAAGTTGCACAAGCTAGGTTAAATAGATTAAAACGTAACCTCACTTAAAGGAAATCCTCATGAAATATGCTGTTTGCGCTGTTAAAGATAGAGCCGTTGATGCTTTCAATCGTCCTCTATATGTACCTACTATTGGTGTCGCAATGCGTTCGTTTAATGACGAATGCTCTAATAAAGATTCAGAATTATTTAAACATCCTGAAGACTATGATTTTTATGAATTAGGTCAATGGGATGATCAAACTGCTGTATATACTGCTCTTGAAACACCTAGGGTAATTGCTAGGGCTCAAGATATTGTAAATAAGGAATAAAAGGTTTTAAATCAAGGGTAGAGAAAAGGTAACTTTTCTCACCCAACAACTCAGGAGCTTGCACTCATGTATCGCAATAAGTCGGTAGACGTTCATCAATTTGCTATGATTCCAAAGGCGGATATTCCTCGATCCTCTTTTGATTGCCAATCTACTCATAAAACTACATTTGATGCGGGTTATTTAGTTCCTGTATATGTAGATGAAATTCTCCCTGGAGATACATTTAAATTAAATATGACGGCTTTTGCCCGTCTTGCTACACCGCTTTATCCAATTATGGATAACATGGTGATGGATTCTTTCTTTTTCTTTGTACCTAATCGATTGATTTGGGATAACTGGCGTCAATTCATGGGACAACAGGCTAATCCTGGAGATTCTATTAGTTATGTCATACCTCAAATGGTTTCTCCTGCTGGCGGTTATGCTATTGGTTCAATACAAGATTATTTTGGACTTCCTACTGTTGGACAGGTCGCTGCTGGTCAAACTGTATCTCACTCTGCTTTACCCCTAAGAGCCGCATCGCTCATCTGGAATGAATGGTTTCGTGACGAAAACTTACAAAATTCTGTTGTAGTTAATAAAGGTGATGGACCAGACACTTATTCTGATTATGTTTTAATGCGCCGTGGCAAACGTAAAGATTATTTTACTTCTGCACTTCCTTGGCCACAGAAAGGTGCTTCTGTAACATTGCCATTAGGATCTAAAGCTCCTATTAGTGGTATTGGTTATGTAGTTGGTAATGCTCCCGCTGCCGGTCCTTTTAATGTTAATGATAATTTAACTGCTGGCACTACTTCTTACGCAAATGCGTTTCAATCTAATACCAACGGTAATATTTATTTAAGATCTAAAGCTGCTGGTACTAATGCTCAATTGGATTTGTATGCTGACCTCTCTCAAGCAACTGCGGCAACGATTAATCAATTACGTCAATCTTTCCAAATTCAAAAACTTTTGGAACGGGACGCTCGTGGTGGTACTCGATATACCGAATTGGTTAGGGCACATTTCGGGGTGGTTAGTCCTGATGCAAGGCAACAGAGACCGGAGTTCATTGGTGGTGGTTCTACGCCAATCAATATTAATCCTATTGCGCAAACTTCAGGCACTAATGCAAGTGGAACAACAACCCCTATGGGTACACTTGCTGCTATGGGTACTGCCCTCGCTCATAATCATGGCTTTACTCAATCATTTACTGAACATGGCTATGTAATTGGTTTTGTTTCTATTCGTGCTGATCTTACTTATCAGCAAGGCTTACATAAAATGTGGTCTCGTAGTACTCGATACGATTTCTATTTCCCTGTATTCGCTACATTAGGTGAGCAAGCTATTTATAACAAGGAGATTTATGTTACTGGTAATTCTACTGATAACGACGTATTTGGTTACCAAGAACGGTGGGCTGAGTACCGCTACTATCCTTCTCGTATTAGTAGCTTGTTTAGGTCTACTGCAAGTGGCACAATCGACGGATGGCATCTCGCTCAGAAATTCACTTCTTTACCCACTTTGAATGATACATTTATCAAAGATACTCCTCCTGTGTCTCGTGTGGTGGCTGTTGGTTCTTCTGCTAATGGTCAACAATTCATATTTGATTCTTTCTTTGATGTAAAGAAAGCACGTCCAATGCCAATGTATTCTGTACCTGGCTTAATTGACCATTTCTAATATGGGTGATATTTTAGGTGATGTTGTTTCTGCTGTTGGTTCTTTAATTGGAACCAATCAGACAAACCAAAAGAATTGGGATATTGCGCAAGCTAATAATCAATGGTCTGCGCAACAATATGCTACGCGTTATCAAACGACAGTTAAAGATTTGGAAGCTGCTGGTTTAAATCCCATGTTAGCTTATTCTCAAGGTGCTGGAACTGCTCCAACTGCTTCCCAAGTAGCCCCAATGCAGAATGCATTGGGGAATGCAGTTGATTCTTATCAACGAAGTAAATCTACTTCAGCTCAGGCTTCGTTACAAAAACAACAGGAAGCTGTTGCTCAATCACAAGTAGAACTTAATTCTGCTTCTGCTGCTAAGCAAAATGCAGAAGCTAATGTTGCAAATGAACAAGCTGAATTAATAAAGCGACAAGTTCCTAAAACTCAGCAAGAAGAAAAAACTAGTGCTGAATTAGCTAAAGCTTATATTCAACAAGCTGGTGCTTCAGCAGCACAAGCAGCTCAAGCTTATGAGCAAATTAAAAATATTGCTCAAAATAATCAAAATCTTAAAGAAGAACTTAAGCGATTACAACAGGCTAATGATCAAAATAAGCCAGAATCTGAAATTGCTAAAAAGTATCCTACTTTTTATTATATATTTCATAAGCTTATGCCTACTCTTAGTGGTAATGTAGGAAATATTTCTAAATTTATACCTCGTTAAAGGAATCTTATGTCTAAAACATTTTTAAGAACACCGTATAATTACGATACTGATGCTGCATCGAATGAGTCGGGGCTTGCATGTGAGGATGCTTCCCTGACTCAGCAGCATTTTCGTGACGAAACTGATATCAATAATATATTGCGCCAGTTTAATGTTACTGGCTTGCTTCCTGAGACCCCCTTATCACCAAAGTATGGTGATTTCACTGGTATTTCTGATTACCATTCTGCATTGCTACGTGTTATGGCAGCCGAGGAAGAGTTTATGAATCTTCCTGCTAATATTCGTGCTCGTTTTGATAACGATGCTGGTAATCTTATTGAGTTCTTAGATGATGAAAACAACCGCGATGAAGCGGAAAAATTAGGCTTATTAGAGCCTAAACAGGCTATGCCTGAACCTACCCCGCAGGGGGGAGGCGAAGCCGACGCACAGTTACCTACTTGATGTAACTGTGCTAGGTGACACCAATTACTACTGAAGTTTAAATAACTGAGGAATAAAATGAAGATTTTGAAAAGAAAACCAGTCAATAAACGTGCGTCAGCACGCAAATTTCGTCATCATGCAAAGCGTACTAAAGCTCCTAATATGGCTAAAGCTCCTCAACGCGGAGGGTGGAGGCTCTAAAAAAGCTCCATTGCCAACCTCACATGGCTTGTTACCATCCAATTACAGCTTATAAAACGGCTGACGGTTCTGTTGTATTCCACGAAAAGGCATACTTCAATATCGTAAAAACTTTATCTTTGCCCTGCAACCAATGTATTGGGTGCAGGCTAGAAAGGTCTCGCCAATGGGCTATGCGTTGCATGCATGAAGCCCAATTACATGAAGAAAACTGCTTTATAACCCTCACTTATAACAAGGAGCATCTCCCTTATGCAGAAAGCCTCAATCATGAGCATTTTAAGCTCTTCATCAAACGATTACGTAAAAAGCTTGCACCTAAACGCATACGTTTTTACATGGCTGGTGAATATGGCACAAAGGGCGGACGCCCTCATTACCATGCAGCCATTTTTGGATGGTCACCCAAAGACCAAAAAGACCCAAAAAGGACACCTGGTGGAAGTATCGTTTATCAATCCCAAGAATTGTCAGATTGTTGGAAGTCTAAGAATAAAGTTACCGGAGAATGGGAATCTATCGGATTTTCAAGCGTTGGAACGCTTACGTTCGAATCTGCTGCTTACATCGCAAGATATATCTGTTCCAAAGTAGATCCAAAAGGTTTTTTTTATAAATATCATAATTGTTATACTGAATTGGATACTAGAATTACTA